TGTCGCCGATCTCGGCGGCCATCTCCGCATCATCCGAAGAAGAAGGCCAGATCATGCGCATGATGGCCCTGGCCGAGCCCAATTTGACCAACGTCGAATCAGGCACAGAATCGAATCCGCAAGCTGGCAAGACTGCTACGACGGCAGTGCTGGCCGCCAAATCCGCCGACGCGCTGACGCAGTTCGAACTCGATTCACTCAACTGGTACCTGAAAGAGCAGGGCGAAAAGAAGCTCTGGATGCTCCAACAGCAAGAGACCGACGACCCTTACCAGATCGCTGCCAAGTACGCGAATAAAGTGAAAGGCCTGACCGAGCAGCATGGAAAGACTGCATCGGTCTCGATCGATCTGATGGAAATTCAGGAAGAATTCGAAGTCGAGCCCGCCGCCATGTCCATGCTTTCAGTGGATGACGATATCCGCAGACAGGCCGCCCAGCAGATGATGCAAGCCGCCTCCCAGCAGCCGGGAATCTGGGACCCGCACTATGTGGCCAAATTTTACGCGGGAACAATTCGCGGAGTGGACCCGGACAAAGCCGTGCCGCCTCCGCAGCCGCCGCAACCGCCGCCGCCGAAAGTGGGCGTCAACGTGGCCGTGAAATGGCCGGAACTGCCGTCGGAAGCCCAAGAGCAACTTCTCACCGGTGCCGGGATCAAGGTCACGCCTGAACTCTCGCAGGAACTCGGCCACGAGGACACGATGGGCGATCTGGTCAAGGCCGACGCTGCCGCAACCGCCGCTGACAATCTGATGGGGCCAGCACCGAGCGAAAGTCCCGACCTTCCATCTGAACCGGAAACCAATCTTAGCCGGGGCGTCGATTGAATCAGGGCGAAATTCACGCACTAGTCAGGGCTTGCGAAGATCCCGACTTCCGTACAGGTTTTCAGAAGTTTTGCGAGCAGCAAGCCAATGACGCCGGCGGAGAATGTTACCGGGCCATGCAGCAAGTTCCAGCCCAGATCGAGACTGCCATCGGAGCGGCAGCCCGAGCACGTGCGGCAGAAGAATGCTTCAACAAGCTCGAAGAGTTTACCCGCCAGGAATTAGCGAAGGGATGAAAGCCAGATTTATTCTCGCGATTTTCGCCGTGCTCATAGCTTGCGTCGCGAGTTCGCATGGGCAGCAATTCGCGGGGCAGTCGGGCGGAACGGTGCGCGTCATTCCTCCCTATCGCTTCTGCTTAGGCCCAGACAACGGGACGGACGCCTGTTTTATCCAGAACGGCTCCAACATGGCTACCTTTATCGGGGCCCTGACGGTTACGGGAGGATTGATTCCCGGAAGCTACACGGTAGCGACCTTGCCATTGACGGCATTCACGGGAGCGGTGGTCTCGGTAACAGATGCCTTGACGCAGGGCAGTTGCACGGTGGGCGGGGGAACTGCGCTAGCTTCGTGCCGATGGAGTGGGAGCGCTTGGCAACCGCTGGGTGGTGGTGGCACGCTTCCCAACTCGCTGTCTTTTGTTGCTACGAATAGCGGAGGGGCTGCCGTGGCCGCGCCTCTCCCTTCTGGATCAGTCGTTGCCGGAAACGCTTCAAATGTCGCCACAGCGCAATCCAAGCCAGTGATTGACGTAAGAGACTACGGAGTCAAGGGGGATGGAACAACCGACGATACGACAGCAATGCAGAATGCAGCCAATGCGGCATGCAACACCGAACCGTTAGCAGGCACCCGCGTCGCTCTGCCCAATGGTTCTAGGATTAAAGTAAGTTCCACGATTGTGTTTAGCAAATGCTGGGGCGTGACTTTAGAGGGGCAAAATTCTCAGGGGCAAACAACGGACGGAGCCAACAGTAACGCCGCATTTGTGTGGGCCGGAAGCGCGGGGGGAACCGTTCTAGAAGTAGATAAAACAAGGGATTCCCGATTTGCCAATTTCTCTATCGCGGCTGGAACTGCAAATATTGGGCTGTTAATTGATGAAATAGGTACCGTGACAACGATCACAACGAACAACATATTCGACAACTTGGCGATTACGAGTTCGGGTTCGAATTCTAGTTGGATTGGCATTGATGTATGCCCCTCGGCTCCAGGAAATTGTGAAGCGCAGAATTTTCAAAGGCTACTTTTAACTTGCGGTGGAGGCGTAGCAACGTTGAGCAACAACGGAATTGGGGTTAAATATGAAATAACCGCAGGAGCCGAGCCGTATTACGAGGAACTAAGAGATTTGGAGATTTCAAACTGTAGTACAGGAATTGACATTGAGGGTGGCTTCAACTTCAACATTGATGGCGGGTTAATGGGCTCGAATTATACCGACCTGCTACTAAATGCCGGAAGGATCGTTCGTTACGCCAATTTTCGCAGCGAGAGCGCTGTCGCCCAGATCGTGATAGGAAACGCTTCAGCCTCGGGGCTGATTGACGCAAGATTTGAGTCTTTATCCTTTTCTGGCCTTACTAACAGCACTACTACAATTTCATACCCGTTTGGCACTACGGGCGGAAAGCTGACGTTTTTACATTTGCAATGGGACTCCAACGGCACAGTAATTCCGTTTGGGCACTCCGGCGCCGGGGCATTTTCAGGGAACGTTGTCTCCATAAATAATACGTATCCGAATCAAACCAATTGTCTGAGTGCGGCATTTGCTTCCAGCGGCTTCAATTACATAAGCATTGGCGACGGACCTTATGGGGCGTGCTATCCGGGTGGAGTTGTGATGGGCGCTCCACACGGAATTCTCGGGATTGTTCCAACCGTGTTCGGCAACGTGGCGGCATGTGGAGCGACTGGGGCACCGGAAGGTAGCGTTAAAGGCTTCACGGACTCAAAGAGCGACGTGATTGGACAAACGATCACAGGCAGCGGAGCAAAGCACGTGCTTGGCTATTGCAACGGGACCAACTGGATCGTGGCGTCCAGCGCTCCGACTTATGTTAAAGGTACGTCGCAAACTACTGCAACAGCTGCGGACGTGACTTGCGGAACGGGCGGAACAATCGCGGACTGCTCAACCGCCCAGACAATCACGGGGCTAAGTTTTACCCTGCCTCTCATTGCAACAAACTGGGCAATGGACTGTGACCTGGTAGTCGGGCAAGCAACGGCTGCGACAGCGAATCAATGGCTGATTCAGACAGCCACAAACGGCGCGACGAATACAGCGGCTTCGTACACGATGGCTACGGCAGCAACAGCCTCAGCATTCGGAGCGCTAACAGGGCAAGGCACGACCACCACAGCATTCCAGATCGCGCCCTCATGGACGCTGGGCGGAACGGCTACGAAGATGCCGGTGCACATCCATGCTTACTTTGAAGGAGTCTCAGTTTCAGGGACGGTGATCAACCTTCAAGTATTAGCGCCAACTGTTGCGGATTTGCTGACAATTTATCGAGGGTCGTCGTGCTCGCTTCATCCGTAAAAAGCGGCACGCTAAATTTCTTCCCGGACCCACCGGGATGCAGCGGAACCCACCCGCGAAGGAGTAACACATGGCAGACGTAACTGAAGCAATCGAGCAGGATCAAGTAGCAGAGTCTTTGCTCGGCGATTCCCCAACGGAAACGACAACGGACAATGCCACGGCTGGCACCGAGGCCGAAGTCCAACCACTTGAAGAATCGCAAGCGGAACCTGAGCAGGAAACTCAACCCGAAGAAAGTGCCGAAGACTGGCTCCCCACAGAGCAGGACAGGACTTTCTCGGACGAGGCCTTGCTGCGGTACGCCGAACGCTATCAGAAGGACGCGCAATGGCTTTCAGACCCACTGAACCGCCAGCTTCTTACTGATAAATTAAATTCCGATATCTACCTGCGCCAGCAGCAGGAGCAAGAACCGCTTGAAGAATTGGAGTCCGAACTTCCGCAGCAGCAGCTTCAGGAAGTAAAGCCTCCCACGCTCGACGAGCACATGGCTAATTTGGGGAAGTGGTCTGAGCAATACACTGACCCGAAAGTCGCGCAGATGTTCGCCGATTCTTTTATGAAGGCCTTCGGAGTGAACGAGCCAGCGAAACCGGAAACGGCGATCGCCCTCGCCCGCACGATGTCGACCTTCGGCGTGAATCTGGTGCAAACCGTTTTGCCGCAAGTCTTGCCCATGATGCTCGATAACGTCATGCCGGGATTTTCCGGGATGTACTATCAGGCCTCGCGGGCATCCAGTTGGGATCAGGTCAGAAACTCCACTCCACAATTCGCCGAACTGCCGGATTACGGATCGAAGGCATTTGTGGAAATCTGCGAACAACTGGCGAACGAGTACCCGGCCCTGACTGAAATGGGCACGGCTCTGGAACGCGCGAACGGCGGGCAATTGCATGGGCCAGCCGCAGACAAGTTCTACGGGACTCTGGCAAAACTGGCAACGAAGCAACAGATTGATCCTCAGCTATTGCAACAGGCTGCTCAAGCAGGAGCACGCAGCGCCCGTCGCGGAGAAGTAAGACGCTCGGCGGGCAATCTCGGAGCCGGCCAATCCAAAGGCGCGGTACGAAATCCTTCCGGATCTTCCAAGTTCCAAACCAACTCCGACCTCTTCGATGATGAGGCCATGAGTATCTACCAAAGGGAACACGGCAAGATGTGAAGTTTTTCGCGACCGGGCAGAAACCCGAGAAAACTAGTGAACCTTTTTAAGTTATTGGCTGGGCGGCTTCGCTTCTCAGATTTGGGAGAAACTTTACTCTCCTTCTTCTGTCTGGGCGTGCTGCAAGTCACGCGCAGTTTCAACCAAATGGTAACCGACACGACCCAGGTCAGGGACGTGTCTGAGCAAATGGTGTTGCTCGAACCGGACGCCTCACCGCTGTTCGTTTTGACCAATGCCGCGAAACGTAAACAACCTTCCATCGCTCCCCGATTTGAGTGGATTGAAGACAACGAAGTTGCGCTCTGGGGCCAATCGAATAACGGCGCAGACGCGGCCAGCATTGCCACAACCATCACCGTGGCCGATGGAACCGTATTCGGCGTGGGCGATATCGTGGCCGTGCCGAAAGCAATTTCCTCAAACGCTGCGCCCGAAGTCGTACTCGTCACGGGCATTGCCACCAACGTGATCACCATCACCAGGGGCGTAGGCGGCTCCGGCGCTGACACCATCTCGAATACCGGCTCATTGAAAATTTTGGGCTCGGCATTTAAAGAAGATGACAACATCGGGTCGCAACGCTACACGGCAAAAACCGCCCAAATCTCCTATTGCCAGATTTTCAAAACTCCGGTCAAGGTCACACACACGGCTGCGAGCACCAAGCAATACGGAGCGCCACAGGGCGAAAGGAAATACCAGTTGGTCAAGGCTTTGATCCGGCATCGGTCGGAAATCGAAGCCGTTGGCCTCTGGTCGCGCGCGTCAGAATCTCTCGCCTCGCCCAGTTCCCGCTGGACGAGCATGGGATGGTTGCCGCGCATCGTCACCAACAAAACCGACGGATCAACCACGCTCACCCTGACGGGCTTCAACACCTTTGGGGAGACGGCGTTCCGTTGGGGCGAGAAGCAGAAGCTATTCCTGTGCTCGGCCAAAATTCTGAGCGCATTGAATTTCTTCTCGCAGAACAAATTGCTGACCCGCGTCGGCGATACCGTATTCGGCGTAAAGATCAGCCGCTTCCAGTTGGCGCTTGGGGAATTCATGCTGGCCAACGACTATCGACTGTCCACCGCTGAAATCGGGTATCCGGCTGGCGGCAACAACTTCTACGGGCACGCCTACTCGGTCGATCTTCCGTCGGTCGCGTGGCGCTACCTGTCAGGAGGCGGCGACAACCTGATTGGCGATACGAAGCTGTTCGAGAACGTGGTGCCGGATGGCTCTACGACTCGGACTGACGAGTATAGAACACAGGGAGGGTGGGAAATTAGGCACGAGAGGAAGCATGCATTTTTGTACGATGTCTCTTCTTACGCCTAGACTTACAGCTTAACCACTTGGGGCGGTCGCCCAGGGCCGCCCCGTTTTTAAGGAGCAATGATGGCAGAAAAGAAAAGGAAGTTTCGCTGCAGTGAATGCGGGGTCGAATTCGATCCGCCCAATTTTGAATGCATGCCGGGAGTCATGCACACGGTTCCGGCGAAGCGCTACTACATGGACGACGCGCCCACGGTGCCGGAAATCCGCGACGGCAAGAGCTACATCAACAAGGGAGCCTCGCAAACTGTGGTGCTGAATATTCCCCCGGAAAGACAGATTAGAGAAGGGGAGCAGATCACGCGCATTCCCGGAGGCTCGGTACTCTTCATCCGGGGACTGTTTGAGACTTCGAGCCCCGAGGAGCAATTCTGGCTTGACCGCAAGGCGGGCCTGGTCTCCGAAGCGCGCTGGAACGAAGTCTATCTGAACGACGACGAGAAAATTAACATCAAGAATCTCAACCTTGCAGCGCGTGAGGCTCGCTTGCAGGAACGGGAGAACGACCTGCTGGCCGGGGTGAAATCCAGAGGCTAGTGTCTGACCTGCAAATTATGACGGCGATACTCTATGTGCTGTTCGCGGCCTGTCTAACTTTGATTTGCATGGAGATTCATGGCGATTTGCGCTAATTGCGGGGCAGAGACTACGCGGGTTAGATCGCGCTGGGAAAAGAATGTGCAACTGGCCGACGAATGCCCGCAGTGCGCCCCGCAATCTTTCGAGAAGCAGTCCGACCCTTCGGACAAGAAAATCTGGATTGGCCCGGAAGTCAGGCCGAACGACTACGAAAAACTCTATGACTCTGACGGCGTCTACTACGAACCGAAACCTGAGATTACGGCTGAACTGGAAGCCCAAGTTTTTAAGGACTCGGACGAAGAAGCTAGTTACCGGCAGGCCTTGGCGAAGAAGCGAGCCGAACGCAGAACCCGAGAGATGACGGCGGCGGAATTGCACGAAGCCGTCGCGAAAGTTGACCGCTGGTTCCGTCCGCTGATTGAAGACGAAGAAATTGCTTACGACGCATGAGCACCTACGACGAAGACGCCAAGCGAATGCTGCACTCAACCAAGGGCAGGGAAGCCCTAGGGAAACTTCTGGGGATTGACATTATTCCGCCTGGCGAACAGCCGAAGGACGATCTACCGATTGTGGCGGCCTGCGTTCCGGTCTATGACCATCCCGAGCCCAGGATGAGCGAAGCTTACAACCTGATGCAGCGGGCCTCGGCGGGCGTCTGCAAATTGTTCTCCGTGCCTTCGGTCTCGACTTCGGCCATTCACTTCTCGCGAAATTATCTGCTGGCGAATCTGATCAAATCGCAGAAGCCTTGGACGCACGTTCTGTTTATTGACGATGACATCATCTTCCCGCCCGACGCGCTGAACCGATTACTCTCGCATCGTAAAGATATCGTCGCGGGGCTCTGCACTTGCCGCACTGATCCGCCCATTCCCAACATTCGCCATTTCAACTCCGAGACCGGGCGTTACTCGGAATATCTGCACTGGCCCGAAGGCCTGATGGAAGTCGGGGCGGTCGGAACGGGCATGATGCTGATCTCGCGGCACGCGCTTGAACAAGTGGCAAACGCATGGTTTACCTGCCTTTATGAGCGGGAATTCTACGGCATGAGCGATGAGCGGGCGCTGGCCTTGCAGGAAAAACGGCTTGCATACTTCGACGAAACGGCGAATGCTTACTGGTTCCAATGGCTGCCCTGCATGGACGGAACCTATCAGATGGGGGAAGATACATCCTTTTGCTTCATGGCCAAACGCTACGGAGATATCAAGGTCTATTGCGACACCACCGTGGCGTGCGGGCATGTCGGGAAATACGTTTACTCCATCGCAGATTTCCTGCCCTACCGGGACCAGATGGTCGAGCAGGCCAAGGCGGAGGGGCGATATGTGCCGCTGCCTAAAGTGGACGCGGAGCTTGAAATTGTCGGCTAGGACGAGCTACGAATACTGGCTGAAGAACTGGTCGGACATTCAGGACCATTTGCCACTGCTCTACAACGCGGCGAAGGGCCAATGCCTTGAAATCGGCGTCCGGAGCGGGGTTTCGACCTCGGCAATTCTCGCGGGGCTCGAAGTGAACGGCGGGCATCTGTGCTCGGTTGACCTCATGGACTGCTCGGGAGTGTTTCAGGGACACCCGCAATGGAGTTTCAAGCAGGGCAATAGCCGCCTGGTCGATCCCCTGCCAATTCCCGCGAAGATTGACTTGCTCTTTATTGACGGAGATCACAGCTTCGATGGAGCCCTGATGGACCTCATGCACTTCGGGCACCGGGCGGAGAAAATCTTCGTGCACGACGTAGATAATGTGGCCGAGTTCCCCGGAGTCCGGCAGGCAGTCGAGGAATATTCCAAGCGGAACGAGCGCAAGGTGATCTATCATTCGGGCAGTTTTGGGATGGCGGAATTATGAAGAAACCGACCGGGCCAATATACGAAACTGAGAAACTGCCGGGACTGTTTAACTTGTACACGCGGGCGCATCGAGGCTTGGTTTTCTCCGCACGGATGCGCGTCATCCGGGCGATGACTGAGGCGATGCTGAAGGCTGAGGCCCGCTCAGCCAAAGGGAAAAAAGAGAGGCTATGACGCCACGTCTGTGGTTTCTGACGGTGGTAGCCGTTGGGGCAATAGTTACGATTAATTTCAGCCTGTGGCTTCACAGCGAAACGGGCGTCGCTGTAGGCTTCGGCATATTCCTGGCATTCATACTTCCTATGTTTCGCATCGGCTGGCCTAAAGACAAATGAAGATTGCCGCCTTCTATTCCGCCTCTCCCTTCGCTGGCTGGGTACAATGTGAAGGTTTTGTTGATGTCCTGAAACGCATGGGGCATTGGGTCATAGGCATCGGAGTTCCGCCGGTCTCGAAGATTGACCGGAACTTGGCCGAAAAGATCAACCAGCCAATCGATGACTGCGACTTGATTCTGGTTTCCGGGCCGGAACATCTCAGAAAATGGATTACGGCCTTCTATCCGAACTGGGAGAACTTGAAGATTCCCAAAGTCGCTTGGTATCACGAAAGTTTCGTCCGGGACGACTACACCCTCGATTACAAAGATTACGAGCGGATGTTCGACTTCCACTTTTTTCCCGACCGGGCGGACGCGGAGAAATATAAAGGCGAGTGGCTTCCGCTGGGCGTGGATACGGAGATGTTCAACCTAACGAACCAGTGCCGCTATCCAGAGCGTGATATCGATGTGGCCTTCATCGGCCTGATGTATCCCAAGCGCGAGAAATTTGTGCAGGAACTCCGGCCACATCTGGGCGATATCAAAATTGACTTTCGAACGGCGATCCAATCCGAGCGCGGCTTAATTCCGGCAATTGCAGTCTATGACTTTGAAGGCTTAAACACTCGCAGATCCATGCAATTGCTGGCCGAGACCTACCGGAGAATTAAGGTGTTTGTGACCTTTCCCAGCTTGTCGAATGTGCTGGTAGCGAAGGTGTTGGAGTCGCAAGCCTGTGGCTGTAAACTTGTTGCTCCAAAACAGGAAACGCTTCTGCAATATCCCTACGTCGGTGCTTACGAGTGCGCGCAGCAAATCCGCAAAGCGCTGGGCAATAAACAGGATGAAGGACAATCGCGATACGTCTTCGATCATCACCGCATGGAACGACGGTTCGACCAAATCTTCTCTCTCGTTTTCCCATCGCTCGTCGCTAACGAGGTGCATGCAAAATGGCAAACATCCTAGTCACCGGGGCAGGCGGATTCATCGGGCATCATTTGGTCCGACATCTGGTTAAACTTGGTCATCGCGTGATCGGGGCTGATCTGAAATGGCCCGATTTCTCCGTGCCCACTACTGATAAGTTTGTCGAAGGCGATTTCCGCTATGGGCCGGAAGCTCAACGTATTTTCGATCTTTACCCCGACATTGATCACGTCTACCACTTGGCCGCCGACATGGGCGGAATCGGCTGGATCACGACGCATCACGCGGAAATTCTGCGGAATAATCTTTTGATCGACTTGAACATGATCGAAGCCGCACGCCAATCCGAGGTCAAGAAATTTCTGTTCTCATCTTCGGCCTGCGTCTACCCCGAGTACCGTCAGAGCCATCCCCACGCCGCGTCGCTCAAAGAAAGCGAAGTTTACCCGGCGCAACCAGAAGCCGCCTACGGATGGGAGAAATTGACGACCGAAAAACTCTGCGAGCACTACCAGAAAGACTACGGATTAGAAACAAGAATCACCAGATTTCATAACGTTTATGGACCAGAGGAAACCTGGCAGGGCGGACGGGAGAAAGCGCCAGCAGCTCTCTCGCGGAAAATTGCGCTGGCCAAAATACGCGGCGAAAAAGAAATCGAAGTCTGGGGAGATGGAGAACAGCGGAGAAGCTTTATCTATGTCTCAGACGTGTGCAAGGGCTTGGTCGCACTGATGGAATCGGATTACTCCGGGCCGGTCAATATCGGGAATGATGAAACCGTCTCGATCAATGTGCTGGCCGCGATCCTGATGGACGTTGCCGGGTATCAAGTCAAGATTAAGCACATTGAAGGTCCGCAGGGCGTGCGCGGGCGAAATTCCGACAACACTCTGGCGAGAAAAGTACTGCCCAACTGGAAGCCGGAAATTGTTTTGTTCGAAGGCCTGCGCGAAACTTACAACTGGATTGAATCGCAAGTGAAAGCCTCCAAAATCGCGCTCATCGGTGATCGCGATCCAACTCCTGACGAAATCAAGCGCGGCCTGGAATTGGAACCGCTGGCGCAGGAATGCCTGGCCCGCAATCGCAAGTGAAACAGAGAAGAAATGTTACGCGCTGACATTATCGAGTTGGTCCACGAATTGACCGAGCGCAAGGCCGAGAAAATTCTCGACATGAACGCTCTGCTGAATGCCGTGTGCCAAGACATCTGCAAGCGGGGAAGACACTGGTGGAGACGGGCCGACGTAACCTTCCAGATTTCGATTGCGGGGGGAACGACCTACGACCTGACGAATCCGGCACTTTTCACGCCGAATCTGACTGACATTGCGGTAGAAGAAATTTCCTCGATCATTCTGGTTCTGCAAGCGAGTCCCTTGCAGACTACAGAGCTTACTCCGATCTTCGACCCGGCCGGAATCATCGCCATGAAAAACAATGTCACCCAGGCCCAGCCATCGCGCTACATGATCGACCCGAACACCTGGTCAAGCCTGAGAATTGATCCCCCGGACACGACGTACTTGGCGGAAATGACCTTCTGGGCCATGCCCAATCTGGGCAAGGAAAGCGTATCGCCGAACGTGCCGATTATTCCGCCGTTCTATCACAACATCATCGTCGAAGGCTTGGAAAAGACAATCGCAAAAAGAGTCTACGGCCCGGACGACGCGCGCTATTTGTCGGCGAAAGAATCGTACGAGTCATCCATTCTGACCATGATGATGCGGCCAAGGTTCTCGCCCAATTATTCAAATCGGTGGGTCACGGATGAGAGCGCAACTCGCTCCACATCTCCCAATTCTCCGTAATCTTTAAGATCTTTACATTCTTATAAGTTATGCAGCCCATCAAAATCACGCGGCAAACTTTAGCGAACGAAGTGTCGCATCGCTGGGAGTCTCAATACCGCAACAGCACAATAGCGGACAAGGTGGATATCGGCGTAAAACTTAAGGAACTTGGCGACTCGCCAGACCCCGACAAGGTCGATGAAATCATAGGCAATCGTAGCTGGACGCGAATTCATTGTGATAGCTGCAACAAGGAAAAAGATGCCGTGATTCAGCTGGGGGAGGAGCAAGACTACGAATCGGCCACAGCTAATGTTTGCGTGGACTGCTTGCGGGAAGCACTGAGCCTTTGCGCCGATACTTCTGAATGCCTCTCTCGCCAATAGAGCAGGTGGAATTCGGTGGTGTAGACAGCCGCTCGAATCCAATCAACCTTCCGCCGAACCGACTACTGCGATGCCTAAACTGGGTACCCCGAGAAGCCGGATACATGGAGCAGCGCTGGGGATACTCGGGGGTCGCCATGTCAGCCGTGGCCAACGTTCCGATCAGTGGATTGATTCCCTACAAGAAATGGGACGCTACCAATTTCATTTTGATCTTTCAGAATTTAAGCTGGACGACCTACGCAGTGGCGAGCTTTGTGGTATCCACGCCGACGGTCAGGGGTCAAGCAATTGCGTCGAGCGCGGCGGGCAATGCCTACCTTTTTAACAACCGGATTCATTACGGAAATGGCTCGGATGCCAAGTTTTTCGACGGCGTGGTCTGGCGGGATAACGGAGTCCGGGCACCTTCAGCCGCAGAAGGGGCGGCGGTCACGGTCTCGGCGGGAGCCAATGACGCCAACGGACTCGTGCCCTGCATCCTCTCGGGCTACCAGTTTTACATGGCCTACTACAACCCGACGACCGGCCACATCGGGAACCGCATCGCCATCGGAGCACGACTCGCAAACTCAGCCACGACCGTGGATGTCAGCTTTGTCGGCCTGCCTTCCATGTTCAGCGTGGGCGGAAATTTCTCCGCTGGGGATTCGGAGTGGAATATCGTCCTGGCGAGAACCGGCGACGGCGCTCAGGTGCCCTACATCTGCGTGGACTCGGGAAATAACCGCATCACCGTACCGAATGCGGCGACGGCGTTTACTTTGACTTCCGGCCTGATTGACGGGACCCAGGAATTGCCCACGCGCAACGGCATCATTCCGAATATCTGCACCATGTTCGCAGTCGTTGGCAATTACGTCCATGCCTGCGATCCGGCCTCGCCCACGGTCCGAATTTCCGGCAGCTCGCTCAATTCATCGAATGCCGCAACCGGAATTTTCGTAGGACAGCCCGAGCAATCATGGGCTCCCGATGATATCGAAACCTTTCCCACGGTCGAAGCCGTTACCTGCTTGGCGGAAGTTGATCTAGAAGCCTTCGTCGCAACTCTGACGGACTGTGCAATTCTGACGGATTTGGCGGGGCCGAGAGTATGGCGCGGACCATGGCCGGTAGGAGCGGCTGGCGCGCGGGCTAAAACCAAGACGCACCACGGCTTTTTCTGGCTCTCGGGAGACAAGGAACTCTGCACGTTTGTGAACGGCTTGCCGCTCGTCATCTCGGAAGAATACGAAGCGGCCTTGCTCTCGCAGATTGGCGATGCCTACCTCTCAACCACAGAGCTGGTGTATTTCCGGGATAAGGCGCGCGGCAAAGATGAAATTAGGATCGAAGCGCGGGAAGCGGACGGCACTCCGACCACCATCATTCACGATTTCCGCTTGATGAGTCAGCGAAGCCCCTTCGGGCAAGGCTACGAAGCGGAATTTCTGGGGCCGCTCGCGACCGTCTTCACCTCCGCAGTCGTTCGGGACGCGAACAAACGCTTGCAAGTTTTCGTTGGCGCTTCGAACGGGCAGATTTACCAGCAGTACTCCGGGGCAAATGACTCAGGGAATGAATTCACCTCTGACGCGATTGGACTCGTGAACGTTGGACCGCAAAGACCCTCGGTCCCCTTTATCGACTGGTACGGAGACGGAAACGTGGTGCTCTCGATCGGCAAAACCCTGAGCACGGATCTCGCCAGCGACCAGTTCATCTTTGAAGATTTGACGCCGGTCGATAATCCCGGTCAGGTAGTCCAAGGATATGAGAACGATTTCCGTTTCCGGGCCTATCTTTCCGCGCCGGAACTCCACCACACATATCTTAGATTCCGGCTGACTTCTCACTCGGCAGATGGCTCTCTGGCCTTGAACATTCCGCCCCACATACCGCTTGAGGACTACGGGCGAATTTACGCCTTCATTCCGTCGAAGGGCGGAGAGCGCGGGGTCTGAGAATTAACTTATGAGGTTTCCGGGAAAATGGCCGAGCAAGGGTTCGTCTCCGGCCTCGATTCAGCAGGAGCGGATATTGACCACCGACCGATTGCGTGACCGGGGAACTTCCGCCAAGCCCCAGCCGCCCAGGGGCATCATCGTCCAACCCGCGCCCCGTGGAGTCTTTCTGACCTGGCAACTTCCGGCCGTTTATTCGGATATTCAGGGTTGGCGAGTCTACAAGACCGACGAACAGACGCTCTATCAGAATTTAGCCGACCGGGGAGTAAGAAAATTATTCGTCGAATGCACGGCGGCGACGATTTCACCGATCACCAATTTCTTCGTGTCGAGCCTTAACGGCCTCGGAGTGGAATCGCTCAAGGTGCAGACTCAGGGCGCGGCATTGAATGAGGTGGGAGCGCCGGCCATGCCTGGCGTGCCTCCGGGATACAACACCGGCTCAGGCGGCGGCGGGGATACCGGAACAAGGCACGGGAGACAGTTGGTATGATCCGCATTTTCCCCTTGGATTTTCTGGCCGGTCCGGGAGCGATGTTCACTCCCAGCGATCCCAAATTGCATGATCAGGCGGTTGAATTCTGCCGGAAGGAATTGACGCGCGAAGTTAATCTAACGGAACTGGCAAAAGTTTGGGTCGCGAAAGACTCGGAAACAGTCGTTGGGATCTTCGGCTATGTTTTGAAACCGGATGTACCCCTGATGCGGGCCACGTCTGTCGAAGCCCTGCGCATGATGGCGAACCGCTACAACGATTACCTGGCAGACATGGGAGCGCGCGGAAAAGAAACATTCATTTACGTCTCACGCAAGGAAAAGCCTGAATGCAAGTGCCCCGGCTGGGCGGAAGTTCTGAAAGAGTGGGACGCGGAATTGGCAGATCGAGTCACAGTGAAGGTGAGGTAGTCATGGGCGGCGGGCCAACTGGGCAGCAGAAGCAAGCTGCGACGGATCAACAGAACCTTGCAAATCAGCAGGGCGCAGCAGCGGGACGGCAAGAGCAGTTCACGGAAGCGCAACAAAATAAAGTTAATCCGTTTTACAGCAGCATGATGCAGAACGGACTTCCTTACGCCTCCCAGATGACCGACGCCGCATCCGGTCTCAACGCTCGCGCCTTCGCCCCGGCTCGTCAAGCTCTCAATCAGCAGCTCGGGACGCAACAAGGTTTGCCTAGCGGATTCGCGACACAAGCCCGCACCGACCTGAACTCGAATCAGGCGCAAGGATTCGATCAGCAATTACTCAGCGGACTGCAAGCGAATCAGGCGGCCAAACAGCAAGGGGCAGCGGGGCTCATGGGCCAGGCGCAGATGGCAAACGCCACCGGGCTCTATAGCGGAGCATCCTCGGCCAACAATTCAGTCATGCAGGCACCCCTTCAGAGTCCGGGGATGATGGGCGTACTGGGCGGGGTAGCGGGCGGATTGGCCAGCAACGCTAAACTTTTCTAGATTTAGATAACTCAGGAGCAATCTTATGGGGCAATCAATGGGGGGCATCGGTAGTTCGTTGGGAGACATGTTCGCGAAGGGCGGCGCGGGCAATTCGGCCCTTCAGAGCGGCCTGCAGGGAGCCTCTAAGAGCGCGCAAAATCAGCCCATGCAGCGTCCGGGTGGGGCTCCGCAGATCAGCGCTCCGCAGGCTCCGATGGTTGATCCCTCCATGTTCCAGAGCGCGCAGGCTCCGCAGGGCGTGCAGTCACCCATGGGCAACGGCCCCATGTTCGGGCTACAGAAGCCTAAGAATCTGTTCTTCGGCCAATAATTTATGGGACTCGCAGGAATTCTCCCCTTTCTTCAGCAGTACGCACAGGCCCAACAATCTGCCCCTCCGGGCGGAATTCCGCCGCCAACCGCGCCAACTCCAGGGCCGCAAAGTTTCCCGATGCCCGATCCTTCCCAGATGGCCGCGAATGCTCCGCCCGCCCCGCCTACGCCTGCCGCTCCTGCCCCTATTCAGCCGGCAGTTCAGCAGCAAGCCGCCGCGCCCGCTCCGCCTCCGGTCGCAACCAAGGGTCATAAACTTCTGGCCATTCTCCAGGCGGGAATTCAGGGAGCCTTAGACGGTCAGGCAGCCAATGCAGAGGCATATCAGAGAACAGGACGAAGCGGAGGATTCGGAGCAGGAGTCGGGGGAGCGCTTCAAGGGCCTCTGCAAAGAGCGCAGGCGCAAGCCCAGACGGCCCAGACACAGCAGCAGACGGCCATGTCGAAGTCGGAGATGGATCTGGTCGACCTTCCGGGAATCGGCAAGACTCCGGCATGGCTCGCAAAAGCCTACGGCCCGGCCTACATTCGGGCGAAGGCAGCGGAAACCGTGCAGGGAATGAAGGGCGACACCCAGGAAACCGTAGCGCAGACCAGTGCCGCAGCCAGAACGGGAGCGGCCCAGATTGGGGCTCAAGGTCGCACAGGCGCTGCCCAGATCGGTGCGGATGCCCGAATCGCAGCGGCCAAGCTAAACCTGGGACCAATAGCGGACGTCCCGCAAGATTTACAAGAGCAGTTCGGTCTGCCAGCGCAATTACCCTTGCGGATGCTGAATCAGGCCGAAACCGCCGCAAACAAGCCGCTGACGATAGCGCAAGGCGAAGCCGGGCCATCCTTGGTAAACAAGCAGACCCGCAAGACCGAAAATCTCGGATTAGGCGCGCCTGCGCAATCTCGTGTGGTGCAGGCCGCGCCAGATCCAAGCAATCCCGGAAACATCTCGTTCATGTCCGCTGGGCAGGCAATCAAGACTGGCGCAGCGGCTCCAGGGTCGGCTCCCTCAATCACCGCGAAAGCTACGGCTAAGGCAGTCGCCCCTGGCGGAAAGGTTGGAGAGGAAGTCAACGCCTTCAATACCGCCATCCGTCATGCGGATCTACTCTCGACTGCGGCAGAGGCTTTGCACAACGGTGACCAGCAAACCTTGAACGGCCTCAAAAACAGGTTTAAGAACGAATTCGGATCAACCGAGCCGATCACCGCCAACACCATCGCCGGGGCCTACACGCGGGAAGTCACGAAGATGCTATCGGGCGGACATATGACCGACTCGGAAATCGGGACGGTAGGCTCAACGCTCGATACCAACCGCCAAAGCCTCCCGCAGATGATGGGAGTTCTGAACGCTTACAAGGCTTTGGCCTCGAGCAAAATGCAGGTGCGACAGCAGGGGGTAGAGCAGGGAATGAAGGGAAAGGCTAATTTCCCGTCACAGCCAACTCAGCAGAAAGGCGAAGTGACCGCGACAGGACCAAACGGGCACAAAATCGCAGTACGTGGCGGAAAGTGGGTAGATGCCGCAACAGGCAATCCAATCCAGTAGCATTCCACCGCTGCCTCCGGGCTACGCTTTGGATTCGGCTGGGACTCCGCCGCTGCCTCCTGGCTATGCGCTCGATTCCGCGCCGACTGCCACGCCAACGCCAGCAGCGCCTCCGCCTCCCAGTGGAATCGCTGGCGCATGGGGCAAATTCAAGAGCGCGGTTCAAGGCCCCATCAATATCTCGGGCTTTCCAAACATCTCTCGCCAAGCGAATGAAGTAAAAGACATGGCGACGGGTGCCGTGAAGGGCATGAGCGAAATGACCGCGCCGTCTATGGCGGGCGAACTCTACAATCGCCTCACCGGACAGCCGAACAACCTCAAGCAATTGCCGGGGAAGATCGTTACGCAGGGCGTCCCAATGATGCTGGGTGATCCTGAAGCGGACGCGGGAGAAACCGCCGCTCAGCCTGCCCGGCCCGCCGCTCAAGCGCCAGCCGCCGCACCTGCACCCGCCCCGCCTGGACCGCCTGGACCTACGTTGCCCGGAATTCTAGCGCGCCACATTCCCGTCGTCGGAAAAGTTCTCCGGGGAATGGACACGATTAACGACCTGAAGACTTTATTCAGCAAAAGTGCGGAGCCCGCTCCTGCTCCTCCTGCCCCTAAGCCATCGGCCCAGCCAATCCCGGAGACCAACGGAATTCCTTGGGGCAGCGGCGGCAAGGGGACTCTCGACATGCGGGGGAAGATGATCCCGAAGGCGCAGGAGCCGCTCCCGGACCAGCCGAGCGCCGCCCCACAGTGGCCAGCGAACTATCAAGCGGGCGCGCAAACTCCGGATGCCACAGGCGGAGGCGGCGCTAATTACTCTTCGGCGGACCTCGCAGCATTCAAAGCGAAACACGGCATCACCGCGCCAGCGCCCAACCAGCTCGACACTTTATTACAGAATGCGGTGGGTAACAAACCGATCAAGCCCGGCGTTACGATGAAGAATCAGGGTAGTGCGCCCGCTCCTGCTCCATCGGATATCCCCGCAGGCCACACGCCTGTAACGTCCGAAGCTCTGAAATCTTATAAGTACGACCCGGATGCGCGTGAGTTTCATGCTCAGTACAACAGCAATCCCGGCAAGATCCACGTATTCGGCGACGTGAGTTCGGAAGACGCTCAGGCTTTCGAGCAAGCTAAATCAAAGGGTGGAGCAATGCAGATGATCCGCAAAAATCCAGAAGTTGCGCGGATTATTGGCGGGAAACGAGTGGCCCTTACACCATCAGGTAGGGGCTCGACAAATGACTTAGGTCCGACTCTTCAGAAGATGCTTGATCAGGCAAAGGCTGGGAATGCGGCAACTGAGTAGCGCCTTTGTAGAGGCTCATGGCTGCGTCACGATCCCACTCCGCTTTTTCCAGCCGGGAGAGAGCGGCGCGCATGTCAGGGGCTACTTTATCGAGCAAGCGAGAGTAGAAGAAGAAAACCGCACCCGCTCCGAGAACAGCACCAGCAATAAAGCTCAATATCCACATACCCCGATTCTGTTCTTAAATCATCCCGTTGTCAATGGAACTATGGTAATGTTCGAAGCATGAGCGAACAAACTACGAAACTCTGCGAATGCGGTTGCGGAAAACCCACTAAGCCTGCCCCTGATACGCGCCGTAAGCTCGGCCAAGTTAAGGGCCAGCCGATGCGGTATATCTACCAGCACGGCAGGCGTCGACCCTGGGAGCAGCGATTTTGGGAAAAAGTCAACAAGACTGAAGGCTGCTGGCTTTGGACTGCCGGACTTACTAGCACCGGGTACCCCTCTTTTGAGAGTCGGGTTGGAACGCGAGTTCTCTGGGAAAAACTGAACGGCCCAATTCCTCCCGGCCTATTCGTTATGCACAAGTGCGACACCCCGAAGTGTGTAAGGCTCGATCACCTGATGCTCGGCACGCGCCAGGACAACACTAATGATGCGACCGTAAAGGGCAGGATGAGCCACGGGATGAAGCATTGGTGCGCAACCCTAACACCTGAAATCGTCATACAAATTAGGGCTCTCTACAAGCCGCGGATTTTCACCAAGAATGACATTGCTGCCAAGCTCGGCGTCTCTAAATGGGCCGTGGAGGACGTGCTTAGGGGCAGGTCATGGAAGTGGGTCAATCGGACAGCAGCCTAGTAAGGTTTTTCAGTGGCCTACGCCCATGGGGAGTTCTCCGGACCCAGGGGTGCTCAATCAGGCTATGGCCGCGCCACTGTCGCCGCAAAATTCCTTCCTGCCCCTGAACCCGCCCAGCCAACCCACGGCAGCGGCTCCGGCAGCCCCAGCCAACCCTATGAATCCCCTGCAACCGGCTCATGGCGGCCAGCTGAACTCTAAACTGCAAGACCTGGTCAATCCGCAGAAATTCGGCAAGTTTTTCAACGGGTACGGACAGTGAGACGACTTCTGGCAATTCTATTTTTGTGTGCGAGCGCCTTTGCCACGACCACGGTGACTGGGAACATGCAATCCCTCGCAGGCTCAAAAGTTACGGGGGGTTTCGTGCGGTTTTACCTTCGCGGCTGCCAAGGAAATCAGCCGAGAGTGGCAGGGCAGACACTGATTGCTCCCACGCTGGGCGGAGTCTTCTACGTGGATTTTGCCGCCGATGCAAACGGCAATATCGCAGGAGTTCTCTATTCCAATCGAGACTCGACCGGAGTACTCGGCGGAGAAATCGAGTGCGGCGGATCGAAAACCGCGACATGGTATGGCATGGTTGCATTCTTGGGCGGGAAAGCTGGGCCAGAAGTGGCGGTCTATGCGAGAAATTCTGGGCTGCTTGACATCTCCACCATCACACCAATCACCACTCAACCGGTGATCGTTGCCCCCACGGGAGATGGTACCTACTTACGGCTAGACGGCGGGAATGGTCCGTTAACAGGCGACCTCACGCTGACCGGGGCGATGACCTCCGCCTCCCTTACCACAGGTTCCCTAACCATCCTTGGCCCCCCGACGATCAATTTCCCGCCACAGGCACCGTGCATATTTGAAGGCTCGGCGGGCCTAGATCAATTCTCAAGCGCAACAGATGCCAACGGAGTGGATCGGCCCATGTTCGCGGATTCCACCGGATCAGGCTGTATGGAAATCCTTACCGCGCGCAGCACTACGGGGCTGGTCGCGAACAGTTTCCCCGGAGCCGATATTGGAGCGCAAATCAATGCCGCCGCCGCCACTTGCATCTCTGGCGCGCAATGTCACATCGTGATTGCGCCGGCCGCTCAACAATCTTTTTCTACCCCCATCGTCTACGTGGATAACGAAACGATTGAATGCACCGCAACCGGCACGCTCGACAACACGACGGCCACCAATTTCTTAGCAAATTTGAATTACACCGGAAGCGCAGTCGCGGTCACGATGGGAGCGAGAAGCGGCCGGTTCAAAGGCTGCGGCTTGCTGCTCTCCTCGACCACGACCACCGGCATATTGCTGGCGGCTTACGGCGGGAAAATCGAGGACGCGGACATTCGCGGCGGCGGGGCGACAACCAAGCTGATCAACGCCTCGGGAAGCGCCCTGTCGACCAATGTAGACGATGTGGAAATAATCAATTCCCGCATCAACGCCTTTACCGGAATCGCGGTCGCCTGTGACAACGTTAACGACTTGCGAATTATGAATGTGTCGGCGGTCGGAATTGTGAGCAACACCACGAACGTCATGCTGCTGGTGGATTCGGCCTGCACGGGCGTAACCGTCTCCGACTACTTTGGCTACAACACCGGACTGCACGGTCTGTTCATGCGCAAGACTCTGACCGGCCTGCCTCCGCAATCATTTTTCTTCAGAAACTTTGAATCTGATCTGGCGTCGTCTGACGGCTTCCTGTTCGATTCAACGTTGGGATCTTTCCCGCTGCATTTCGCCTGCGATAACTGCTGGGCCGCAGGTTCAGGCGGTGCCGGGATTCACGTCGCCGGAGGAGCCGAGATCTCTTTCTCCCATGCCCAAATCAGATCGAACGCGCATGACGGCGTGCTAATCGATGGCGCACTGGTCGAAGAAGTGATGATCACCTCCAGTCTGATCGGAGGAAACAACACAGCCAACGGCGGATTCAATGGAATTTCGATTCGCAATCATCCCGCGCAAATTGTCATTGTCGGAAACGAGATCTCGAGTGCCACAGAAACCGGTGGCTTCCAGCAGTACGCCATAAACGCTTATGCAGATGTTGAAGGTCTGGTGTTCTCGTCAAATGACTGCGGGCAGAATGTCGTCACCTGCGCCAACCTGGCAAGCGTAGTTGCGAGCAAGCTGACGTATTCCGGGAACATGAATGTGGTTTCTGGAATCAGCAGCGAGCCTAGTTTCTTCCCTGGCCCCGTACAGATCAAGGCGGTTGCGGTCGGAGCCCTGCCCACCTGCACGTCAGCCCTCGAAGGAACGTCCTGGCCGGTCAATAACACCACGACAACTACCTATAACGCCACAATCGTAACTGGCGGCTCGAACCACATGAATGCCTATTGCAACGGTTCGGCGTGGGTCGCGCACTAAAAACTTCGCCAATCTCTATGAAAAAACTTTTAGTCTTTCTCTCTCTCCTAATCTCCTGCACCTGTGCTGGTCAGGTTGTCTTTGGGGGCGGCGGAGGCAGCGGAGGCAGCAGCGGTCCTCCCACTTTCTCTACCGTGGTGCCCGGAACAAACACTTCATCGGCTACTTGGAAGTGGCAGCCCAGTTTGGCAGTCGGCGGCTCGCAAGCCAATATCAGCTTCCTTGGATTTCTGAACGACTCCAACACTGGGCCGGTTGTGAACATCGATACCCCTGTTGGGACCAGCGGCCCGCAGCAGGGAGCCTTGCGAGTTTCGACTAACGGCTTCGCGCAATATCAAGCCTGTAATTTCGGCAATGGCGCTGCGTCCTTTGGCGCTAACATCTTCGGCTCAACGGTCGCTTGTCCTTCGATCTACACCACGGTCCCCGCAAAAAATGTCCTGATGTCTGGCAACGGCAACCACCAGATGATGAGAATTTGGCAGGCAAGCACCGGCCTGGTGCAACCATTCATCGGCATGAATACCGCAACCGTCGCGGGAACCGGCTTTAACTTTCTTGAAGGCTGGACTGGAGTAGCCGGAACAGATACCTGGCATAGCGGCGGAACCCAGACGTTCGCCATTAAAGGTAACGGGAGTTACGTCATTAACGGCGCTGGCGCTGGAACCTACGTCAAGGCAGACGGAACGGGATATGGCGTTCCGACGGGCGCAGGCACGACCATTACGGTCGCAAACGGAACCGCCACGCTAGGAACGAGCGCGATCGGCTCCGGGACGTGCGCCGCAGTCGTTACTGTGACCGCAACCGGAACGGCAACGACCGACAACATCATGGCGGATTTCAACGCCGATCCTACGGGCGTCACCGGCTATACGCCGAGCGTGAGCGGAATGCTGAGCATCATCAAATATCCAACGACAAATAATATCAACGTAAAAGTTTGCAACAACACCAGCGCGTCCATTACTCCGGGAGCCATCACGCTGAACTTTAGAGTTGTCCGTTAGCCCCCCCCCTGTGTATTTCTACGAGTTACAAATTAAAAAACTTCTAGCCATCATCGGGCTGTTTTGGGCCTTGTTGGGTAGCGCCTTTGCGTCAGTCCCGTGTGTTGCCATTTCGGTGGCAGGGTCGGGAACCAAAGACGGTTTAAGTTGGACCAACGCCAAAGCTGCGTTTCCGGGCACCGGTCCGACGTTTACCTTTGTGAGAGGGACTAGGTATTATTTGGCCGATGGAACGGGTTACCCCGCCATTGACTTCACGCAAGCCGCTTCCGGGGCTCTCACCATAGAGTTACGCAAGGCGCAGCCTTACGACTTTGGGCGCACCGCTGACGGCTGCTCGAACGATATCTCCACTGGCTTTAGCGCAGCCACGATGGCGTCTGGGCAAGCGATTTGGAGTGGCTCAAGCACCTACTTCGGCCATTTCTTCTACCTTGAAACCACTAATTTCGTACTCAACGGAAACGGCCAGCAGACGGCTGCCGGATGCGGGGGCAGCGTCGGCTCGAATCCAGCATTGTCACCAGCAACTCCGCAGGACTGCGGGATTAAGATTGACGACACCGCAAGCTGTGCCGGTGAGGTAATCAGCGACATCGCCAACTCAGGATTAAACTTCACCGCTACCTATATAGACGTGCTGGGTTGCGGGAACGCCACCACCGAGCAATTTATGTTTCGCACTGGCTCAAGCGCCGGAGGCCCATCTATATCGCACGTGTACATGCACTTCTACGGTTCGGTGTGCATGACCGTAGACGGCAACTCGGGGACGACGGTCGCAAACAGCTACTTTTGGCGGAATCAGATTACTCTTGGAGCCTCCCCCGCGCACGGTCAATGCATTCAGGATGACAGTGGAACGACGAACGGCGTAGTTACCGCCAACGTTTTCCGCGATTTGAGCGGCACGGCGGCAGTTGCGGTGTTTGGCAGCACAGGGACTAGTTCCGGCTGGCAAATTTACGACAACGTGGTTTGGAAGACTGCGGGATACTCCCCCGCATTTCCTCCTAGCGACGGAATCGTGGCCTGCATCAACTCCCACATTTGCAACTCGATGAACTTCTCGCAGAACACCATTACTGGCATGACCGGCAATGTGTCAATCGAGAACGAAGTCAGCGGTACGTGGACCGTGCAGAATAATCTCTGGTACAGCAACAGCGGAGCGCCTACTTACGGCCCTAGTGGAACCACCACCCAGGACCACAATTCAGTTCTGGCTTCAGGAACGAGCTGCCCGGCAGGAACAGCCAACGTCTGTAACAACGCAGCAGCCAATCCTTTTACCAGTTCATCCACAGGAGACTCCACTCTAGCCTTAGACAGTTCGGATGTTAATAATCGCGCTCCACTGAGCGCCCCCTATACGGCGGATATTCTGGGATTTACCTTCGCCACGGATCGTGGAGCCTATCAGTTCGGTACTCCGGGAGCATCAGCATTGCCCCAACTCTGGGTAAACAACAACGAATGCAATACGAACTACACCTACACGCTGACTTTCCCCGGTACTTGGGTGAGTAGCGCTCCCGCAGGCTGGCCGACGACGCTGCCCTACGCGAACACCGCAGCAGGCGTGCAGCAAGCCATCCTCGACATGGAGACGTACCGTACCGCAAACGGTACTGGCACGCGGATGCACATTCCAGCGGGCTTCCTCTTCTCCGCCGCGAATGGCCCCTATATCCCGCAGACCTCAACGGTCGCAGCCACGCAATGCAACGTCATCGACTCGACGCACGATGCCAACCTTCCAGTCGGACGAACAGTTGGCTCGCATGGCATCCAGGATAACTTGGCAACATCCACCGATATCGGCCTGCACAATCCCAGCGGCGACGGGCTGAACATGTACGACGAACTAGGTCCGCAGACCATCGCTGGCATCATCACCGGAATCACCACACTGAGTTCGCACACGACGACGCTGGCCGCGATCACGCTGAATGCCTCCCCTCAACTGGTCGCGCTCAAGAACGGCTACGTCTCTCCGGGGAACTCCTACGTGGTGGATACTGGCGTAAACGCAGAAACCGTGGTCGGAGTAAGCGGCGCAAATAAGACTGGTCTCTTCGGCGTGTTTACTAAGAACCATGCGTCCGGAGTGTCGGTCACCTACGACGTGGGCACGATCACCCTGGCCAATGGCTCCGTCGTGACCACAGCAAGCTACAACGACGTGCAGCACATGTGGACGGTAGAGAGCACCACGGCCAATGGCTCGGCGCTGCGCTTCTGCTCTCCGGTCGGCGGCCAGACAACCAGCCAGCCATCTCCCGCGTGTGGCTCGGGAACGCTCGCGCCCGACCACTGGTTGATAGCGGACATGGAAGATCGCCCGCAGGCTACGTTTACATTCGGCTCAACTCCGACCCCGGTTCTGATGACCGGCTCAGGATCGGAGACCACTTTCAGTCAGTTCCCGCAGCACATCCACTTCCGCAAGCTCTTTGTGCACTCCGATTGGACCTCGCTCAACTCGGGGTTGAACCCTATCGGCAATCTCCTTTACCTGAACGGTTCCTACGTCTCCCTTCTCGACACGCAGGCATCCCAAGCTATTCGAGCGGGGGCGGAGGGGCACGTCCTTCTCATGCAAGGTGGAGGACCGTACAAGATCGTTCACGACTGGCTGGAGGGGCAGAGTATAGGGATGTTCTCAGGAGGCCCAGGCGGGACGCTCCCGATCGGCCTGCAGCAGATATTTCAGGACGTAGAAGCTCGCAGGAACCGTGAAACTCGACCCTTCTCGTGGCTAGGCGGGGGACTAGCCAGCAACCCTCACTTCGCGGGACAGTCGACCGTATTCAAGAACCTGAATGAGATCAAGAACGGCCAGCGGATTTTGCACGACGGCTTCATTTGGGAGGGCATGGACGGCTCGGGCGGACAGTCGGGACCCGCCGGAGACGTGACTGACAGAAATTGCTCGGCGGCGACAGCCTGCGCCAACTACCTTACCATCGTCACTGATGTCATCCTCTCGAACGGCATCCAGCGAAATACCTGTCAGGGGATGGAATTCGACCGCTCGAATCTGACCGTAGGAAACGGAAACGGAATAGCCTACGGCGTCTATCGCTCAACGTTGCGGAACCTCCTCACCTACGGGATCAGCGGGCACAACCCAGGATGCGCCGTCCAGAACAATCGTGGAATAGCCTTGTCAAACGGCTCGAAGACGCAGTTTCAGGGCACCATCGTCGGCAACGGCACAACCGCAACGTTCACCGCTAATTGCGTCGTGCAGCAGGCGGGATGTCCGGGACGCATCGCCTCGATCGCCGTGAATTCTACTGGAACCGGATGCGCGGCGAACGGCAATCTGACCTTCAGTGCTCCGAATATCGCTGGGGGTGTTCAGGCTACCGGAACCCACACATGCACTGGGGGAGCGCTCTCGACGGTAACACTTACCGCAGCCGGATCGGGCTATACCTCGGCTCCGACAGCAACGCCAGCCACGGGCACGGGCACTCTCACCATCACTATGGTCGGCTCTCCCGTGCCTCCAGCCATTGGCGCTCAGGCACTCGATGTGCTGGTGGGCGATCCGATCGCGGTCACGCTTTGCAACGGCATCCCGGCGTTCAATAACGTCACGACAGCCAACTTCTCCGGCAACATAATCCCCACTCAGAGAGGGCCGCTGGTTACGGTAGCCTCGACCCCTTGGAACGGAACGCCATCTGTCCCTGGCTATCTTACCGTTTCGTTCCCGTCTACTGTAGTCGGAACCGACTCCGGAGGCTTCTGTACTTTAAGCACGCTACAAGGCGGCCCCTACAACTTCACCCTCCAGCACATGACACAGATCACGGACAACGGCGGCCCTGCGCTGAGTAGTAACGATGCCCCGTCGAACGGCTTCAACTTCCAAATGAATGCGGGGATTCTCGACAGCATCATGTTGGGCGGCTCGGGCTGGCTAGGCGGCTCGGTCACCGAAGGCACCCAGACGGAGAACCTTAATTACGACTCGACTACCATGTCGGCGCATCACCTGGTGTGGCCAACGCGCGCGGCAGCTAACTATACCGAGTACGGCAACAACGCACTCTATCCGGATGCGGCAGGTTGCACGGGCGCGGGATGCCACAATCCGGTGACGATGTACTTCCCGGCAACGACCTACTGCACAGGTGCCAGCGCTACCTCCGGGTGCGTGGGATTCACTGGAGCCATGAGCCTGCCGTCTGGTCCGATGCCGATCACGCTGCCCGACTACCACAACTTTGCCCTGCACTCCTCCAGTTTGTTCAAGAGCGGCGGAACTCAGCAGGCCTCAGACGGAACGGACATGGGCGCAAACATCCCGGCGATCGATGCAGCGCAGACTCTAAATCAGTATCTTTGCGCAACGGCTTGCGGTTCCGGGCCATATCCCGACGTTCCTGCCGCTGGAACCATCGCGCCGACTTCGCCTTTTGTGATTATCGGTCGCGGTGCAATTCTAAATGACTTATGGGAAAACTTGGGTGACGACGACACCCATGCGGGAGGCTGCAATGATTACGAATGCCATGATCTAGTGACTATAGGAAGACCGACTTTCCCTGGCAGATCAGATTCCAGTTACGTCGAAATAGGGAGGAAAAAATGACAACTAAGCCGACCGGGAAGCGTGTAAGCCATTACTAAATTCTGGGCGCTCGTAAGACTGAACTGGAAGACGTCCCTGGCGGGGCTCGCGGCCTTTCTCTTGAACGTTCCGGGCCTGGTGGAAGCAGTCACCGCCTGGGGAAAACATCAACCGATAAACTGGCGGGATCTCGGATCAAAGCTAGCCCTATCTATGCTGGCTCTCGGCCTCACCTACGCCAAAGCCAATAACGTCCATTCGACCGACGCGCAGGTGCAAGTTTCGACCGTGCAAAATCCGCAAATTCAGGCGGCTTCAATTGTGGAGCTAATAAAATCACCGGAGGTGAAACTATGACTGCATTTTTGTACTTTGCGTTTGTGTTCTTCTGTATCGCTGCATTTTTCAACCCTACTCTTCCAGCCGGAACGCCTTGGTATGGGCGCTTTCATTTTGGCTGGGCTGGCCTCGCTTGCTGGCTGGCGACGATCATCTTCGGCGCGCACAAGCCCTTCTAATGACGAACCCTTGGAACGGCGCTATCAACGACAACCTGATTGTCGGCTTCGTCACCGCGCTCTTGGTCGCTTGGAATACTTGGCGCGCGGCAAGAAGCGCGAAAGTCGTGCGCTCCATCCATACCCTGACCAATAGCGCAATGGCCTCGCAGCTCAAGGTCAACGTGGAATTCTCCCAGCAGAATGCAGTTTTGTCGCACCGGCTGGCCGACATTAGTAAGTCAGAAGGGGACATTGCGGCCGCAGTCGCCGCCGATGTCGTGGTGGAAGCGCAGAAACAGATTTATCAAGAGCACATGCTGAAACAGGCGAAAGTGGACGCACGAGACGAATGAAGACCCTCCGCGAAATTCTGGGCAAGCCGGTACTCTTCCATGTCGTGTTTTGGCACGGAAAGGACGGCACCCCTTCGCCCACAGGCTATTCATCGAACGATCCGAACGTAATCGGGGATCAGCTGTCAGCCATGCAGAATTTGGGCGGCGAAGGCGCCGGCGTCATAGCGCTCACCTACGGCCCAACGGTGAGCCCTTGGATACACGGGGCGGTTATGGAGGCTTGTAGGCAAGCTAATGAGCGGCAAATGCCATTCTGCTTGTGCTTTGACCCGTGGACCGTGAAAGCTTCGCCCGACAAGACGGCGGCCATGATCGCTGCCCTGAAACATCCGGACACGCAACTGATGCTGAATTCCCGCTCCTACCTCAACGGAAGGCCAGTTTTAGACTTCAATACGGGAGCCAACAAGGTCGTAGTGCTCTCGGCAGTTCCGGGAATCGACTTCTGGCAAATTCAGCAGGATTACGATTGGGTGATGATCCCGCCTGTGGCAAATAAGACACAGTTACCTTGCGTGTATCTGCAATTTGACGATGGCACCGGGCCCGACCGAAACAAGAGCGTATGGGATCAGTCGAAGCCTGCCAGAACCATCCCAGCCCTGGCAGGATCGACCTTCAATCAAATCAAGTTGAGCATGGGGAACTACGTGCAATTCGCGACGTGGAACGATGTTTCGGAAGGAACGGATATCGAGAAATTCGCCTCAATACTTAGGAGCCCAAAATGAAACAAGTACTTTTGATCTGTATTTTGCTGATTTCGGTCGGATGCGCCAAGGAAACTCCGACCCCGCCCGTACCCGGCGCAATCAACACCTTCGACTCCACCAGCTACCGAGCACTTATGGATGCTCAGGCCGCTATCAATTCCTTCAAGGCAGACATAGCTTCAGGGAAATTGACGGAAACGCCGACCATTAAAACCGTGCTCAATCAGGTAATTCAAGACTATGACGCGGCCGATGCGCTCTGGCAGCAATACCATGCCTCGGCAGGAACAGCGGCTCAACCTCCCGTGCAGGCAGCCATCACCAAACTTCAGACCGATATCAATGGATTGGCAGGTGCTAAATGAACTGGATAACCTTAATCACGTCTCTCTTGCCGGTAGTGGTCAGCGCAATTCCTTCGATCTCGGCGGAAATCAAAAAGATCATCACTGACATTGCTTCCTCTTTGGGAGCGGTCGCCGCCTCGGGAGTAATTCAGACGCAGAATGTTTCAACAATTCTGCTGGCTCTCTCGGGCGTAATCGCAGCGCTGAAGTCTGAACCCGCAATTCCGGCAGCCGTCCTGCAATTGATTGATGCTCTGGACCGGGCAGCACAAGCAGCCCTAGCAGCGGATCAGCAAGCGCAAGTTTCGGTTGATCCGGGGCTATTGCATCCGATTACGCCTATCGCGTAGTTATTTCCCGACTCCCGCTATCGACACTATGATGGCCACGTCTAGTACCACCAAAACAATCAGAGATACCCACCACAAAGGGTGATTGTCGTCAGGGGAGGTCACGGGAGTTTCCTTTGAGGTGTGTAGCAATGATCTGGGCCGCTATCGCAATCTGCTCATCTCGACTATAGAATGCAATCTTGCCCATTTCTCCATTCATCTTGCAGGGAATCGGAGCGGAACGAAACAGATCATACAAAATTTCTGCTAGCTCTCCTGCTTCATTTGGCATAGCTGGTCCCTTTAACTGGCTGAACTTGAGTTGGTTTCTTGTCCCACGCCAAGAGCGCTTCTACAAACCATTTAGTCAAGTCGCCGCGCTTGAAATCGACAACCTGGCTACTGACAACCATGCGCATCAGCGACAGCGCAGCTCGCGCTTGATCGTTAAGGTTATACGTCATTGGGAGTTCTTGGTAGCGGGCGCTTTCCGGCTCGGCGCATTCAATGATGCAGATTCCAGACTGCCGCTCCGCGCGAGAGATGTCTTTGCGGCTGACAGATCCCGGCTTTACCAAGAACAACGGCTTTAACATTTTAGGATCGCTCACATCGACCACCTTTCCGGTTGTCCAATTTTGGACTTTCGTACTCCCACAATCCCCACCATCCCCAGTCAAATTCCGTTCGGCAGCCAATCCCTATGCGGCTCAAGTTTTCGCCGATTCAGCGTGTCCTCAACATGGCATTTTTCGCAGACAAATAAAACATTCTTCATTTCGTCCGATCCGCCCTGCCCTCTACTAGTTAGATGTGCAAGCTGTCCGGTCATCCAAAATATTCTGGCCGAGCAGCGCAATCCCTTTACTGAGTTTTCGCAGTACCCTTGAGACCGCGCGAAGGCGTTCTGGCGTAGCTCGGCCATCTCTCTACCGTCTAAGCGGATCTTCTTTCTTCGCCAAGGGGCCGATTCTCGATGTTGCTTAGCCTTGGGCTTGATGGGGCTGCGGCGGATGGGGTTCCAACTGCTCATTGTCTACGCCTTTCGTCTCCGAACTTTGACCAGATGGGATGGGTCCCTGCCCAACACACGGTGAGTGCTCGTGGCTATTTTTCAACGGGCCAGTTCACCAGCACCGACTAGTACGGGAACATCTAGCAAACTGGCCCTTTACGTGGGTTGTAACTTAGTCGCGGGCGAGTGCATCCTCTTCCGCGTCATAGCCTTCGTCGTTATCGTCTTCACCCGGTAGCGTCGTAGCGAGCTGCCTTGGCTTGACGAGTTCCACCACTTTAACTTCGCGCTGAGACATGGATTCAAGCGCTTGGAATGCGGCATCTTTGCTGCATGGATTCATCGCATAGACTGCGCCGGGGCCGATGAACCGCGTGCGGCCTTCGACGGCTCCGCGCACAATCTTGCTGCCCGCGCCAACCATCTCGTTCTCAACCCATTCAGGGCGGATGAGTGTAACTTCGCGCTCCGGTAGCGGAGGGACTTCGATGCGAAATAGCGCGCCTGCTCCGAAATACTCAGTCGTGATATAACCGACCTCGCGGGAGTGACCGAACATCTCAACCACCGCCCAACCTTCAAACTTGCTGGTTTGGTTTTCCATCTCTCACCATCTCCTCTCAAGATCGTAGGTAGGTACCTATCCCAAAGCTCTATTTCAGGAACCAACTGCGTAGAAAACAAAGTCAAGCGACCTGCAATTCTGCCTGAGCACCCAACTCTCTCTCAGGCTGTTGCTGCCGGATTACTCCGTAAATAAATCTTCTCTCTACACAGTCTGGCGGCATTTCCATCCAGCATTTCTTGCAGACCATCAGAGTAGACAGTGGCAGCCTAGAGTTCATGGCTACCGTGTCCCAAAGAAAACAGATTTGGGCGGGATAGATGGTTTCGCCGCAGATCGAAATTACGAGCGATCCCGGCGATAGGGGAAATTCCGTAACTACAAGATGCGCTTTTGGCATGTCATCCTTTCTTCAGCACAACTCGGGGGCGGACCCGTTACCCGGAATTTCCCCGCCCCCGCTGTGCGCTCGGGGGAGCAACTCGTAAAAATTTAATCTCCGGCTACTTCGTCCCTGATTGGTCGGTCCATAACTGCGACGATTGGCTGCTTCTTGCCGTTCACGGCGTCCGTGCTGGTCTGCAAAGTTTTCGCCAAATCTTCCGAGCCTACCGCCCACTTAATCGCTTCGTTGAACTCGTCCGGCGTCAGTTCTACGACCGAAGTTGCCGAGTACCTTGCGGTCAGAAAGGTAGCAATCTGCTGGGCGGTTTTCCCGGTACTGCGGCAAGCCGATTCCCAGCCTCGGGCTTGAAATTCCTGAATCTTCTGCTTGCGCTTGCCGTTTTTGGCTTCGGCGTGGGTGGCTCTCGGGTCGGTCATTTCGTCCACTGATTCATCAAATTCGGGATCATCTTTTTCGTCAGGAATCAGGCCGATGCCGCGCAGGGCGTACTTTAGAAGGCCAGTCTTTGCCTTGTAAACCGCCTTGTCACCCTTATCGAAGGCTGTGGCAAAGGCGGTCGTGGTGATTGAGTCTTTTTCGTCCCGGAAGATCACTTCGGCCTCCAGGACCATGAGCGGCATTTCAGCCCCGGAGTTCGTCTTGATTCGCGAAATCTCAGACCACTTCTTTTCATTGACCAGGCAGAGGATTCCGCGCTTGAACAGTTCGTGGCGGATAGCCTTGGCGACATCGGCAGCTTTGAGGTAGGGGTAGTTCTGGATTTCGTTGCGGCCTTTTTTCTCGACGCCTCCGACGGCATCACAGGCTGCGGCTAATTTGGCGATAAGAGTTTGTTCGGCTACGTTCGACATTTGGGCTCCCCGTTTTACAGATTTAAAAAGTTTGTTTCGAGTATTTTGCGAATTTGCTGCTCGGCTAATTTCTCGGATTCTTCCTTCGATAGCTGCTTCTCTGACTGCAAGCGCACGGCCCTCATCTCGTAAATTTTCTTCCAGTTGGGCGGCCACTGGCCTACGTCTGCCGGGAGCTTGATGGTTCTCATAACTTCTTGCCTGCTCTTCGGGCTAGCTTCTCAATGATCTGGGTCGCTTGCGCAATCTGCGCATCTCGGCTAAAGAACGCAACCTTGCCTATCCCGCCGTTCACCTTGCAGGGAATCGGCGCAGAGCGGAATATGTCATACAGTAGTTCGGCTAGTTGTCGTGCAGGCACGTTCATCTTGATAGTGGCCATCTCATCTCCCCGCGCGATGACACCAACATGAGCAATTCGCCATCGGACAGGAGCCAGCATGTCTCCCCTGCTTGCAAGACGCCGAAATCCGTATAGCCTTATCCCCGTTCAGTTTGGGCTTACGAACTTTGGCAGATTCCGAAAGCTTTGCTGCTGCTAGGGGCCATTCCGTTAGAAATCTTGTACGAGCAGTCATAAGTTCCTCTCAATTCTGTTCAAGTAGCGATCCACCGAACTTGCTGAAAGTAAATGCACGTGCCAGCAGGCCGGGCAGAGAATATGGCGCTCGGAGCATTTATTGCACCAGAGATTCACGACGAGCTTTCCTTTATGGAAGTCCAGGCTGTCCGGGAAGTAGAACTCCTGGCAGGACTCGCAGATGAGTTCTAGGATCATTGGGCTACCTTCTGTTCAATCAGTCTCTCTGCATAGTCAGCAACACAATTTGCTAGTTCGGGAGGGATAGTCGCCACTTGAGCGGTTAATTCGGCGCGCGCTTTACTTCCGGACCATGCTTGCCGAGTTCCCGTCATCCCGTATCTTTCACGAAGTCGCTTTTGATGCTCTGGGAAGATTCGCGGAAACTCTTTGCGGTGTTCGGCTCTCTGCTCTGGGCTCATTCGGGCCACGGTCGGGCCGTCTTTATCGCCTCCGACTTTTACAATTCCTTGATGCATTAGCGGAGGCACGCCGTTCCCCCAGAGGTAGAATGATCCGCAGTGGTGCGCCGCCTTGCCTACAAACTGCTGCGCTGCTCTAACGTTCTCCATCACGTAAGGCACGCCTGACTCTTCGCAGATTTCCCGAGTGTGATTGAAAAGCTTTATTCCTAGTTCCGGGTATGGCGGGTTTGGGTGGAAGTGCTTCATCCCATGTACCGAGAATTGCTCACAAGGGGAAGAGGCGCAGATGAAATCGAACTGCCCGAGCGGTGTCAGGTAGTCAGGAGCTACCGGATTCGGCCTAAAAGCATATCCGCCCTCGCCGATCCGAATCTCCAGCACATCGCACGCAAAGAACTGAAAGCCCTGGGGAATCTCTGGCGGCTCTACTAAGTCCACTCCTACACACTCCCAGCCTCGCGCCAGAAACGCCTTCGACCAGCCCAAGCGACCACAGAAGAGATCGAGCATCCTCATGCCTGAACCCTTTCCTTCATGGGATGGCGCCAGGCGTAACTCGGAGGATGCGGCTCTTTGTAGCTCGGGATGCGCGGAAAGGACTTGGTTTCAGCCATGCGCCGGACTTCCTTCAAGAGCGGATCGTGGGCGGCTTCGCAGATAGGTTTTAATAAAAGTATGCTTGTATAAAACTCGCCGGTCGTGTCCACAAGGCCCGGTTTCATCTTCAAGAATTGGGCCACAGTCTTATTCTTTTTCATGGAGTTGCAGCGCATGCAGGAACTCACAATATTTCCACAGCAGTCGCAGCCCTTGTGGAAAAGCGGTACAAGGTGATCCTTCGTCGTGTCGTCCGGGATCAGAATTTTCGCGCAATAAAAGCAGCGGAAGCAGCAGGCAGTCAGCACCTTCAGCCACTCGCGCTCTGACATCGCTGGCCGAGTACATCCTTTGCGTCTGTGGCCCATGAAAATCATTTCGCCAGTCCTCTCCGTCTCGCTACGTCGTAAGGCGGTACATAGCCCAGAACTCGCCGGCAATTGGCCTGTTCCCGTTTGACTTCGGCCTGAATGGCGAGGGTCCATTCGTCGTACTGGGTATGGCCGCAGAACTCGCAATGCGCCCAGCGGCCTTCTTCGTCTTGGGGAATCCAATCTTCGACTGATCCGCACTCCGGACATTTCATGGGCTAGCCTCCCACTGCTTCGTCGCGAACTTTGTCCATGATCGTGTAGTCGACTTCCGCTTTTTTCCCCACGCGCCGGAGAATTCTCTGGCAGGCCTCTAAGTTCCTTTGGCCTTCCGGGGATAGCTTGTGGGGCTGGGGCTTCGACTTCATTACGCGCTCGACCGCGTCGAAGAGTTGAGAGATGGTTCGGTCTAGGTTGGTCATGCAACCTCCACTTTTTCAGGGCGTTCGGTCAATTCCTCGATCGCTTTGTCGGCCGCGTTGTACTTGTCGAGAGCTTCCTGCAGCGCCTTGGCGTCGACGGGCTCATTGAATTCCTGCGCTATGTGCAGGCACGCGCTCACGCATCCGACCATGCTGAAGGCTGCATGACGGCGTTCGGTGCAGAGAGTTTTGTAAGTTTCGAATTCGGTGTCGTTCAAGCTATTTCCTCTTTCTTTCGGGAGCGGCAGGACGAGGCGAGGGCAAGAGCCGTCGCATCGGATGGCTTTAAGTTGTTGTTTGCTTGGGTAACTGCTTGGAAAGAAAGGCTGGTAGGCGCGGCAGGATTCGAACCTGCAACCGCCGGATTAGAAAGTCGGCGACCGTTGCCAATCATCCGTTGCTTGTAAGTCATGCGATTGCGCCTTCCTTGGTGGCTTTCTTCTTTCGATCCCAGTAAGGCGATGTGCACTTGGCGCAGCGTATCGGTTTCTGGCGAGTTTCCCAATCGTGCCCGCAGACTTCGCAATGGCATCTGACTAGGTTGACTTTGACAATCTTTGTTCCCATGCAGAAGACTGTACAGCCACTAGAACAGGCATGTCAAGGATTTTATGTAGCTTGTTTTGATGGAGATGGAAATCGACCCGATTTTGCACCGGGGTTTCAACGGTCGGATTTCGGTCCAATTCTCTCCAGGGCATCCACGGCTGCGCGCTTCACTTCAATTCGGGTGTGTGAGTAGCGCTTCTTCATGCGCTCGGAGATGTGGCCAGCGATGGCTTCGGCAGTTTGTTCGGAAACGTCTGCATTTTCTAAGAGTTTGGTGATGGCGTGATGGCGGAATGAGTAGGCGGAAATGTGGAGGTTTGCGCAGACCAGCATTTCATTGAGCGCATATCTCCAGCCCATCGCAGGACGCTCCGGCTCGTAGGTGCCCTTCTTGAGCCGGAACGGAATCAGATAGTGGTGCGGCTCGATGCAGCCTAGTTTCTCGGCGCGCTGCCACAAATGCTCTATGGCCCGCCAGGCGCTCGAATTCAGCGGGATCACGCGGATGCGGTGCTCGTTCTTTGCGCCTTCCGGCTGGACGCGCATTGTGTGGCGCTCGAAGTCGACGTCCATGCGGCGCAAATGACGAATCTCTCCCGGCCCGCATGTCGTGTTGATGGAGATCACGAAGGCGCAGTAGGCAACTTCCCATTGCGGATTCGCGGCGCCCACGCGATAGAGGCGATCTTCTTCAACTGGCGTCAGTGCGCGATGCGGGCTTTCCTTGGGCAGCGGCAACGGCTGGTACTGCGCCTTGATCTCCGGCCAGCGTCCGATGCGCTTCAGCATCTGCTGCAAGATCGAGCATTCCTTGTTGATGCAGGTTGCTCCGGCGCGAGCCATGCGCATGCGCTGGTAGGCTCTGATCTCGTCCGGACCGATGTCCGGCAGGCGCATCTCTGCGAAGAATCCGTTCAGGATGTGGATGTAGTTGCGGTAATCCTTGTGGCTTCGGACCGATAAATAGGGCTTGCGGTCGTCGAGCCAGGCCAGAGCGGCATACTGAAAAGACGCCTGAGAAAGGACTTGTGTCCGCACGAGATGTTCCTTGCGAACTATTTCGGATTTTGTAACAAGATCGGAAAAACTTGTTACTATTTCCGGACAAAGACTATGTACCCCCTCTGTCGGTTTGTAAAGTGAATAAGTTCCAGGGAGCGCGCGGGGGTGTTTGTCTTTCGGGGCCGGGGGCAATTTCGATTCTACCAACCACTGCGCGAGAGCTGGAATAGTATGTTTGTGCCATGTGGGCCACTAAAAACATCACACCACCTGTAGTGTTATCAATGTAGATACCTGCCTGGCTGGTGCTAGTTCTTTCGAGAAGTGAATAATATTGCGCAGACTCGCATTTGGGATATATTTACCCTGATGGCACATCGGAGCCCAGCTCCATGCGCGCCGGTAGGCCGCACCCATCCGTTCCGCCCAAACCCTTGGATTTCTCCGTCTACCTAACCCAACAGACCATTCTCGACCCGGATTGCGCGCAAATTTCGCCAATCTGGGCAAAACGGGCGATCGCAGCCGAGCTAGCCGTTAAGTGCGGACAGAGCGCGATCCGTCTCACAGTGAGAAACATGAAATGGCGCGAGGCTAAGGCCATCATGCGAGGCAACCCGAGCCTCTTGAATCCGGCCGGGTATCACGTGGCACCGTACAATTACCCCTTGCCGTATTCGCTCCTTAGGCACTATCAGCACGCCAATTTTGACAGGGAATGAAACGGAAGTTAGGGCCACGTGGCAAGGAAGTGGTCGATCTTCTGTGTCGAGGCTACACCAATAAACAGATTGCCAGAGCGCTCGACATTGCGGAACGCACAGTCAAAATGCATCTCAACCGAGCCTTCGTTATGTATGACATTGATCCGAGCGTCTATGTGCCGCGCGTGGCTCTGGCTACAATCCTCCTTTATCAGAAAAATCCCGAATTGGTGCCTTTCTTCGACGGAGATCGGGCCTCCCAGTACGGATTGCCTTCAGCCTGCGACCATCTGCGAACTCTCGACGAGGCCGAAGCTTACCGCGAAGGCGGATCTGCCCCACGGGAAACGGCGAGACTAAGTGACAGAGAATACAAGTGACTGCCCGCACGTAACCCTGAAGCGCTGCAATTCCGGGCACTGGCACTGGTATGAGTGCCCCGTCTGCGAGCAGAAATTTAAAGCGCATGAATGGGACGGAAGAATGACGGTAAAAGTTCCCGAGAGATAAATGGCTGCCGCTACCCAACCCGTTAGACCCAAAGCTCTGGTGATCGATTTTGCCGTGGCTCGCCAATATCAGAAATGGCAGGAGGCCGACGCCCAGGCGCACGAATTGTGGAAGAGAGTTGACCGGGAAATGGCCAAACTCGTGCGCGTGGCCAAGGTAGGGAGAAAGTCGAGCATTACTATCCCTATCTCAGAGTCGAAGGCGGTCGAGATCGTCAATCAGTTCCGCGGCGTCGAGAAGGTTTTTGCGCCGGCCTTCGCGCGAAAATGGCGAGTCAAAGAAGTCTCGACCGAGTAATGCGTCATGCTTCCCAGTGGCCCTGTTCCGTATTGTGATGGCCCGGACTCTGAACCGCGAAAATGGAACACATTAAAGTTGAGGTCACGGGCTTTGGGCAATTCGCTCAGACAGTGGCCGAGCTGCGCGACGAACTGCGGCAGATACGGATACTTATCGAGAAAGAGGCAGCGCCGGGCTCCATGAAGCTCAGCTTCGGCCAGCCAGTCGACCAGATCACCCAATTTCGCACTGAATTCCAAAAGGAGAATCACAATATGCCAGGCAAAGAGACCGATACCCAGACAGTACCCTGCTCGGAAATCGAAACCGACGGCGCAGGCAATCCCGTTACCCTCAACCCCGCGAACGTAGTGTGGGCGATCGACGATCCAACCATTGCCACGCTGACGCAGAACGCCGACGGATCTGCAACATTCAAGGCCGTGAAACCGGTCGCGCCGGCCGTCAACCCGCGCACAGCTCACGTGACCTGCACCGACACAGTCACCAACGTCGTGGGCGCCGATACTTTGGAAGTCGACGACAGCCCCACATTGCCCGGCAAGATGGTGCTGACGTTCGGCGCGGCTGCCTGATAATAGGACAAGGTCCCATAATTACGTTTTGGGACCTTTTTTGATTCATGGAGCACCTGTCAAAGCGGCAATTACTGGCGATTCTCGGGGCGGCCCGCAAGCACCGGGAGCGCGATTGGTTGATGATTCTGGTAGGCTTCGCACACGGTCTAAGGCCCAGTGAAGTCATTGCAATCAAAGCAGGTGACATCCAAGACGGGTTTCTTTCTGTCGCGCGGCTCAAGGGCTCTAATCGCACCATACAGCCGCTCGTTAGGGACGAGAATCCGCTATTGGATGAGGCTTGTGCGCTCGTTGATTACGCGACGAAAAGCGTCGCCAATCAACGTCTATTTCCTGTCACTCGGCGGACTCTGGGTCGTATCTGGGAACGACACGCGGCCACGGCTCATATCCCGCGACATCTCGCTCACCCCCATGTGGCGAAGCACAGTATTGCCATGCAAACCATAAAGTTAGCGGGGATCGAGAACGTGCGGCAGTACCTCGGCCACAAATCCATAGCGAGCACGGGCGCATATCTAAAAGTCTCTGACACGGATGCATCCGCAGCAATACACAAAGCTCGGCGCGGTTGAATGCTTGTTTGGATCTCGTAAATCAAAACCCGAACCAAAAAGTGACCGGCAGGGGCGGCCCAGGACGCGGACAGGGCAGAAAGCCGAATCCGCTCAAAGACTTGCAGGCTGGAACCGCAACGGCCCTAAAGCTTCTCACCGAACTGAAGGCGGAGAAAGAGATCGTTGAGCTTTACCGTAATTGCGGGGATGCGCGGCTCAAGATATACATTCTGTTCCGTTTGCGGGAATGGGCTTACGGCAAAGCTCGAGAGACGATAGAAGAGAATGTCAACCTCACCCTCCCTGATCGACGCGATCGAGCAAAAGCAGCTCTCGCCATCGTTTCTCGATCGGCTTAATGATCGTGACTTTACAGTCCTCGAAACGCAGCTTTATGACGAACTGGACGCGAAATGCGGCTCAAGCCCTCTCTACTGGGGCCAGAACTGGACCTTTACCGAGAATCCCAAGTGGAAAGAGCAGGGCTTAACATGGCGCGAGAAGTTCCCCACAAAGGGCTATTTCGTCCCGCTCTTCGAAGCCTTTCAGACCCACAAGCGGCTGTTCGTACCGAAAACCCGCGAAATGATGACGAGCTGGTGCGCTATGCTCTGGGCTACCCACCAGGCCCAATGGCACCAAGCAGAAGTGATCGTTCAGGCGGACGCGGAAGATAAGGCCGACGAACTCATCGGGTACGCCGGCTGTCTTTATCGCAATCAGGCGGAGTGGCTCTTGGAGCGGCACCCGCTGATCTCGACCGGGAACAGGGAATTGAAGTGGGCGAGCGGCGGAAGGGTTTTCGGCATACCGCACGGTGAGCACAAGATCAGGCTATTCCATCCAACGATTTACATCATGGACGAGGCTTCATTTCTCAGAGAGGCGCAACAGTGCTACGACGCGGCCGAACCAGTTGCGGGCCAAATAGTTGCCGTCTCTTCGGCGGGACCTGGCTGGTTTGGAGATCAGGTCGCGCGCTGAACATTTGGTTATTCCCATCGGAATCCAGACCCTAACCCCGCCCCGGCCAAACGCCGAAGTGACTAGCCTAATGGTTGATCTTTTGGAATTGAAGCCGACTGACAAGTTGCTAGAAATTGGCACCGGAACGGGATCGCAGACGGCTGTATGGCAGAAATTCGTCAAGGAAGTGCATTCGGTTGAACTGCATCCGGAGTACAAAGTCTATGAACCTTTGGGCGGCCACGTTTACCTGTCCTACGGAGACGGGGCGAAAGGCAAGCCCGAGGCAGCGCCCTATGACGCAATTGTGGCGACTTGCGGATGCCCGGAAATTCCGCCGGCTTGGGTTGATCAGTTGAAGGAAGGTGGAAGGCTGGTAGCACCTGTGGGTACGAATGCCATTCAGAAGTTGACGCTTTTCAGGAAGAAAAAAGGCTTTCTGGCCCCGGAGCGGATTGTGGCCTATCTTCGGTTTGTGATGCTCGAAAGAGAGGCAGATAAATGGCAAGCGGGAATCTAGTTTGGTTCCAAACGCTAGGACTAGGGGAATTAAAATTCCCCCAATAAAACAATTAGGGGAATCCCAATTCCCCCTGTCAAGCTTTTGGCGCGTCGGGTCAAAAGTTCCGATAAACGTTTACGAAGGAGATCGGCCCGTCTGTCAGTGCCAAACTGCGATGGATGCGAAGCGCATCGTAGAGGCGGTAAATGCGTCCTGGGCTAGCATAGATCTGCGGCGTAAAGCATGGGCGGAAAAAGCGGAAAAGGAGTAACCACATGGCAACCAACAATCTCTACGATGTAGTGTATGAGTACGGAAACAAGGTGATGAAGCGAGATCTGGTCTTGGCCGCGTCAGGCGACGAGAACGCGATCAAGGCGGTTCTTTCCACCAATCAAGCCACCAACACCAATGGCCGCGAATCTGTCTCGGGCGGTATTAAGATTATCGCCATACGAAATGCGTCGATCCCCAACGGAGTTCTCAGCTAAAGGAGCTAATTTATGACCGATCCAGTTCCCGCAGTTCAGCCCGAAGTTCCTCCACAACCTCAGCCCATGCAGCCAGCACCCGCGAAGGTCGTCGCGCCCGCCAAGCCCACCGGCAAGGTCTACCGCGTGTCCTATCACTACGCCGATAACTCGGTTGACCGGCGAAAAGCGGCGGACCAGAAATACCTCGGCCCACAGCGGCGGGTACACTATACTTTCGGCTCGGCGACGTCCGAGGAATTGCGGCAGAACGTCTTTGCGCTCGATCCGGCGAAAGGCGCGCTTTCCGTATCGCCCGACTTCCTGGCTATCATGACCGAGAACGGCTACGACAAGAGGCGGCCGGGCAAGATGGTTATTGACGGAATCGTGGAAGTTGTCGGTAGCGTCATAGCTTAATGACCGCTTAATGGCGATTGACCATACATGCGAAGCCGACATTCCGGTCGATACGGCCGGGGTGACCCAGAACACGAACGGAGTGTCTGGCGGCTTCATGAACTCGGCCGGATTGCACATCAATGCCGACGGGACGCTGGCCACGAACACGGTCAAGAATGGCGCGGCGTTCATCAACTCGCGGGGCTGGCTGATTAATCCGGATGGCAGTCTGGTCGTCAGTGTAACCAAGCTCGGCGGGGCGGCGATCGGCCAATGTGGGGTGCTGACGAATCCGGACGGAACCGTGGTCAATGCCACGTCGGGCGGAGTCTTCATCAACTCTCAGGGCTTGCTCGTCAAGGGTGATGGCACGCTCGTTACGCTTGCATGACCACGATTTACCACGTCGAGCACGGTGACACGAAGTACGACACCGAGGGCAAGGCGCAAGGCCTGCTCAATGACGGCCTGGTCGAGAAGGGCAAGCGGGACGCTCGGCAAGCTGGCAGGGCATTGAAGGGCAAGGGGATAGATTGCGTGTACTGCTCTCCCTTGACCCGAACAAAGCAAACCGCCCAGATCATTGCCGACATGCTGGGAGCAAAGGTGATTCCGCGCGCAGGCCTGACGCCTTTGGACATCGGGCGATTGCAGGGAAAGAAGAATTCCGTGGTAGGCAAGTACCTCGAATTCTTTTCGAAGCGTCCGACTTTACCCTTTCCCGAGGGCGAGTCCTTTGGGGAAATGTATGCACGCCTGCGGAAAGAATGGATTCACCAGTTCCAAGACGACGACCCCGTGATTGCGGTCGTATCCCATTCGCGAGATCACCAACTCTTGAAGCACTGGCAGCGCAACGGGCTGGATGCCGGACCGGAAGGCGTGAATTTCGACGAGCCCAGCTCCGGGCAAGTCTCGAAGGTTACCAAGTCAGGGAATTCCATCGCAGTGAGGAAAATCGCATGACGCCACGTCTATGGATTCTGACGGTAGAGGCAGTCTTGGCAATACTGACGATTAACTTAGGGCTAGGCTTTGGCTACCGGCCCGCTATCTATGTAGGTTTGGGAGTGTTCATTGCGGCCCTAATCCCAATTATTCGCATCGGCTGGTTCAAAGGTAAAGCCTGAAGGAGAAAATCGCATGAAGGGCAGAAATCCACTCAAAGGCCGTCACTTCGCAGGCTCGAATCCCGCGCCCGGTTCTCCGGTTAAACCGCCATCGCGCACCGGCAGCGCCTCCGGTAACTTCGTCGGCGGCGGGACCAACCGAAAGACTGCCCAGAAGCCGGAATACACACGCCGGAAGCCCGCCCCGGCGACGAACTACACCTCGCAGGCCGAGCAGTTCACCCGATCCGCGCCTGAGCCCTTCCGCAATCCCCAGCCGAGCGCCAATCCGAAAGTCCAGGCGCCCTACGAAACTGGGTCGTCGAAGCCCTACCCAACCTTTGCCGGGACGCGCGTCTCGATCAATGACGGGGTAAATCCGTCGAAAGCTCCATCGCCCAGCCGGTCGAAGTCTGTCTCGGGCGGCTATCCGGGAGCGAATATCGCGGCAGTCGGAATTTCGGGCTCGAAGGGTCGCGGCTCGGAGAATGGCAAAGTGGCAGGCCGTGCCCAGCCAAGGAAGTCAGGCAATCCTTTTACGCAGGGGAGATTCACTCAGGCGAAGTCTACTAGTCCGATGTTTTACGGGAGATAACTATGGCATTCCGAAATACCAACGTCGGGCGGAAATTTCAGGGTACGCCGCTCGCCAAAAACACCCACAAGCCGTCCAGTCTAGGCTCAACGGCAATGGAGCAGAGCCCGGACTCTGGCGGAAATCGCTTCAACCCCGTTCAGAAGCCACAGGCCAACCTGCAGAACATGAACATACCCGTGACCGGTGGCCAGCCTCCCGCAGCCTATCCGGGCATGAATACGGGAGCCGTGGGAAACTCCAGCTTGGGCAATATCGGGGCAGGCAGGGTCTCAAAGAAGAAAGTAGCGGTCGCCAAGCCTTCGTTCTATGGCAAGTGAATTTCCCGGCATAAACGAATGGACGAACCCCAACGGGATCCACATCTTCCGCCTGCACTACTCCGCAGACGAAGAGAAAGGCCAAGGGGAGAAGGTTTTCGTACCAGAAGAAAATGCCTGGCTCAGTCCGTGGGCAAAGGCTCAATATGACGGATTCACCAATAAGCGAAGCTTTTTTCAAGAAATCGAGATCGACTTCTCTGCCAAATCGGGCGCTCTCATTTATCAGTTGGATGACGCCGCGACTTTGGAACCGCTATCTGCTCTGCCTGGCGATGGTACCGATTATTATTTTCTCGACCCGCACCCTCGCGTTCCTCATGCTCATCTCTGGATTCGGGTTGATCGCTGGGGGGATGCTTGGGCATTTCGCGAACTCTGGCCCAGTAAAATCTGTGGCAAGCCCGGAGATTCGCCCGAAGATGACAACAGATACAGAATCCGAGACTACGTCGAAACCGTGAAGTGGATGGAGTCGAAGGACAATCCCAAAAACCACGGCAAAGACCTGACCATCTTCAAGCGCGTGATTGACTACTCCGCCCGAGGCTTTGTGGCCGACGAAGAAAAGCACATCTCAGTCCAGCAGCGCTATCAAGACGTGGCGAACGAGATCGGGCACTACATGACGTTTGACGACGCCATCAAAGACATTGACGCAGGCATTGAAGCAGTGAACGAATGGCTGAAGCCGCGCTTTGTCGAAATGCCGGATGGATCGTTCAAGGGCAAATCTAAGCTGCACATCATCAAGGAAGAGTGCGTCGAGCTGATCTGGGAATTGCGGAATAATCGCTTCGAGAATCTGACGCCGGTCATGCTGGAGAAATCTGACCCGTCCGGGCAGCCGCGAAAGAAGCGCAATCATATGACCGATCTTCTGAAATACGCCTGCCTGTGCGGGTTACAGTACGTTACTCCGCCGCGCAAGAGCCTGAATCCGTGGAAGCCGCTACACCCCGGAATCGCCTACTAACTTGCCCGGCCAATTCCAAGCACATCCTAGCGCAGCCGAACTCTCCGACATTCTAGACCGGAGAAATGAGGCGCGCCGCTGGATGCAAATCAACTACTGGGACGAGTGGGAGGAAGTGTACCGCTCTTCGAAATGCCTCACCAAGAAGATCATGGTCACGGCGCGCGACGGCTCCCAAGTAGAAGACACGACGCGGACCAACGTCTGCATGCCCGAAACTTCCCTGATTCGCCGCAGAAAGACAGCGAGACTCACCGCCAACATGCCCGAGATCCGCTACTTCTCCGGATCGGGCAATACGGAAGTCGAGCAGAAATTGACCGCGTGGGCCTTCCAGCAATTTGACCGCTCGGGAGAAAATCAGCAGCACCGAAAACTCGTCAGCTCAGGCGTAACCTTCGGCTTCGCGGTAGGCAAGTTATTCTGGGACACCATCGAAATTGAGCGGAAATTCCAACGACAGACGCAGACCCAGCAGGAAGTCATGCAGTACGGCTCGATCATGCCTGACCCAAAGACGGTCAAGAAGTACGAAGGGCCAGTCTCGAAAAATCTCTTCATCGGCGATTTCTTCATGGAGCCGGGCTGCGCGTCGGTCAATGAATCGAGCTTCTGTGTCGAAAATTACTGGGAGACGGATCTGTGGCTGAAGAAGATGCTCAAGAAGGTCTATATCGATCCGGAATCAGGCGAAGAAAAGCCGGTCTTCGACCCGAAGGCTTGCTCTGATCTCTACGAGATGGGGACGTGGAATCCGAACTTCGGCACGCAGCAGCCCTACGATTTGCGCACGCGCTTCAGAACGTCAGTCCTCGGCCAGCAGGTGCCGCTATTCCCGACCAAACTGATTCCGGGCAAGCGCTTCGATATCCTGGAGCACCACGCGCGCGACGAATCGGGCAAGATGTGGATTACCTGGCTGGGGAATGAGAAGCAGATTTTGGGCGCAATGCCTTATCCTTGGGATCTCTATGGCAAATATCTATACACGGAATTTGTACCGTTATTTGACGAGCTTTCGGCGTACGGGGATTCGACCCCCCGCTTACTACGCTTTCTACAGGCACTGCACAACGCCACCGTCGGTGCGCGTAAGGATTTGGTGGCAAATATACTGCGTCCGATCGTTCTTCGGCAGGTGGGCGAAGATATACCGGATGAGCTCACCGACCGGAAACTCTTCAAAGAAGTAGTCGTCAAAAATCTCAACTCCTTCAAGCTCCTGATCGAGAACATGTCGCCGATCTCGGCGGCCATCTCCGCATCATCCGAAGAAGAAGGCCAGATCATGCGCATGATGGCCCTGGCCGAGCCCAATTTGACCAACGTCGAATCAGGCACAGAATCGAATCCGCAAGCTGG